CAGTTGTTTCTTAGTAAAGTTAATTTAGATCTCCAGTCTTTTGGTTTTAATGGCTCAAAATATATTCCTGTCTGTTCCCACACAAAATTTAAAACATCTTTTTGATTAGTCATAAGTTTAGTATTAGGCACTGTAACTTCAACATTGTCATCATTAGGCATTACAATATTAAATCTGTATTCTGGATCTGAGTATTTTATAATTGCAAAATCTTTTATGTCTGGAAATGTAGTGATACCGTCTGACTTTATACCAAATGGTTTAGAATAACATAACGTACGCATACATTTAGATTGTATAGGTTCTTCATAACAAGTATGACCTGCTGTATCTTTTTTCCATGCAGCTATTTTACTGTCTAGTTTTGATTTATCCCAAGGGTCTTCTAAATAATTATAATTTGCTTTTGCAACCTGGTCAGGCCACTTGTCTTTGTATTTCTTTTTTGCAAAGACCATGTAGTTATACATAAAACGATCTCTACCATCGCTTAATTTTTTCTTAGAACACAAAGCTAGACAAGGTGGTCCATCTTCAAACTCTTCATTAGTCCCTAATAATATATCTTTGTATGTACTAGCAACTAATTCACTTAATTTTGTTTTATCTATTTTTGATTCATTAGCTAACTGTATAAACTGTTCTAATGATAGTTTAGAATTATTCTTATCTACAGCATACCTAGTAGAATCACCGTTATTATAATATGGTAAATTAATAAAGTTACCTGGTTTAATATCTCCTTTGTCATCTTCCTTTAATTCTTTCTGTTTTGGAAAAACTTCTGTAGTAGAAGATAAACCTAGAGGAAGTAAAAAAGATTTAAATGCCTCTATTAAATCTATTGTAGGTATAGGTTCTTTTAAAAATAAATAACAATGTAGACCTCCGCTCTTTGAAAGAATAGGTATTAAAGGTAATTTGTATTGTTCAAATAGTGCTAAGTATTCTTCTACTTTAAATTCACCATAGTCTGGTGGATCTATATCTATGCAACCAAATTGCACTGTCTTATTTAATCTACAAGGTTGTATACCAATAGAAATTTTACCTTCTAAATGATTCTTGTAATCAATAGAAGATACAGGTCTCCCTGCCCATTCGTAATTAGGTTTTATTTTATTTTTGCTAGTATCTAAAGAAGTCTTGGACATGTCGGCAATACCAAAATCACCTTCATAACCAGTAAATAACTTAATAAATTCTTCAACCATAATGATCCCTTATTACGGGCGGCTTCAGTCTCCCTATGACCGCCCATATTCCTCTTACGAGAAATTAGTAATTTGATTTATTTTCCTCTGAAACTGCAGCAACTTTTTGTTGTGCACTTTTTAAAGAATTGTGAAAATCACGGGCCATCTGATATATACCTGCATCATCAACTTTTCTTAACATAGATATAGTATAACCATGCCAAGTAAAGCTGCCTGAGTTTTCTACCGAATTTAATTTAAAAATTCTTGAAAACATGGGTGCTGGTACAGACTTATTAGTTTTTGGATCTATTTCAAATTGATTCTCTATCAATGAATTCCATCCTCTACTAACTTTTAACTGGGTAGACTTCATAGTCATTAAAGCCTTTTCAGGTCTTTCCCCATTAATAATTACAAAATGATTTGCTGTTTTGATAATTTCGTTACCATTTTTTAACAAATCTTTGTTCTTATCGTTTTGAGATGTTTCTGCCATAACGCTAGCACCCCTATCATTACTGATTGGTCTACCTTCTCTTCTTTCAAAAGGTGCCCATTCAGGGTACGTCATTTTGTAGAACACAGGAATAACTTCTATTCCTTTTTCTCCATCATACAATTTTTTTGTAACTGTATTATAAAACATACCAGCTTGTGCGCCTTCCACATATTTGGCATGTTTCTTTTTTGTTTCATCTGAACCACTTTGCAGTAGTTTCAGAAAAGGTAATGCAAGATCACTCTTGTCAATGTTTTCTAGACCCATTCCTGAGTCTGCAACAAAGTCTAAAGTTGCTAATGCACCATCTTTTTTTGTTGTCACGTCTCTTGTTTCTTCGCTCATGTTATTTGCTCCTTGTTATTTTTGTTTTGTTTCCCTTAAACAGGTTAAAATGTTCAGACGGAAGTTCTTCGTTTTTCTCAGAACGTTCTCTAAACAATGCTTTAAGGGTCATAGGTTCGACTTTCAACTTTTGGGTTGGTTCGAACCCATTCCCTTTTGCAAGGTCTGCGTATTCGCTCGCCTTGTTGTCTTCGCCACGACCAAAGGAAACTGTGATCTCATTTTTAATAAGATCACCTAAGTCATGTTCTCGAAGCCAGTTATAAGCGCCTTCTTTTTTATCTATTGGTATAGTAGCGCTGTAAATTTCTTTTACCTCTATTGCCGATCCATCAGCTAATTTCATAGTCTTCATTTTTAATGAATCCATAATCTCTGGAATTGCTATCTGTGATAATTGGTCTGCATTTTGTTTTTTTAATTTAAGACGTTCTTCGTCTTCTTTTATTTCGTCTTCTAACTTTTGTAGTTTAATAACTAAGTCGGATAAACTTTCTACACCGCCTAAATTATTTACGTCTTGAGGTGCATCCTCAATAAACATATCTTGTAACTTTTCATTACTCATTTATTTCTCCCTTTTCATTAAAATTTATTGGTACAGGATAATAGACTTTTTCTTGTCTGTCCCATTTCAATAAATTGATTTTTCCACCCGTATAATAATTTACGATTGGACCTACAAGAAATATTATAGATGGATCTCCAGTCAATAATAAATAATCATTAGGTTTTATACCTCTTAATAACTTTCTTAATTCAAAAAGAACTGGACCTGCACTCAATACAATTTGCGCGTGTTCTTTTAGTAAAACTTTTAGTTTACCATATTTAAGAGCACCCATGATATTAAACTTTGGTCTGCCAACACTTGTTCCAGGTATTTCCTGTAGCAAATAAACAGTAGGTTCTTTTTCTTTTTTTATTTCTGTGTATTCCGTCATAACTTTCTTACTTGACTTCTATTATATTTCGTATAGCTTGTCAAATAGAAAGAAGAAAAGATTATGAACTATAAATTTAAAACTAAGCCTTATAAGCATCAAATAACTGCTTTAGAAAAATCTTGGAATAAAGAAGCTTACGCTCTTTTTATGGAGATGGGTACAGGTAAATCAAAAGTGTTGATAGATAATATATCCATGCTTTATGACAGAGGTAAAATTAATGGTGCCTTAATTATTGCACCAAAAGGTGTATATAAAAATTGGCAAGACTCTGAAATACCTACACACATGGTAGATCACATACAAAAAAAGTCAATTTTGTGGCAAGCTAATATTAACAAAACACAAGAAGCAAAACTAAAAACATTGTTTAAACCAGAGATGGATTTACATATTTTAATTATGAATGTTGAAGCATTTTCAACAAAAAAAGGCCTTGATTTTGCCATAAAGTTTTTAAGCTGTCACGAAACATTAATAGCTATTGATGAGTCTACATCTATAAAAAACCCTTCTGCAAAAAGAACTAAAAATATATTAAAATTATCAATACAATGTAAATATAGAAGAATATTAACAGGATCTCCAGTTACTAAATCACCTCTTGATTTGTTTACTCAATGCTATTTTTTAGATCCATTTTTACTTGATTTTACCTCTTATTACGCATTTCGTAATAGATATGCAGAAATGAAAACTGCACATTTTGGCGGTCGTTCTGTACAGATTGTAAAAGGCTACAAAAATTTACCTGAGTTATCAAATACACTAACAAACTTTTCTTACCGTGTATTAAAAGATGATTGTTTAGATTTACCACCTAAAACATTTATGAAAAGAATAATACAGCTTACACCAGAACAAGACAAAGTTTACAAACAAATGAAAAAGTTAGCTCTTGCTGAAATGAATGGAAAATTAGTTACTACAACTAGTGCAATAGTGCAGCTTATGAGAATGCAACAGATTACATGCGGTCACTTTGTTTCTGATGATGGTAAAGTACAAGATATTAAAAATAATCGTATAGTTGAGTTAATGAATGTATTAGAAGAAGTAGAAGGCAAAGCTGTTATTTGGGCTCATTACAGACATGACATAGCCACAATAATAAGAGAGATTGAGAAGGAATATCCTGGTTCTGTGATGACCTACTTTGGAGACACTACTTCAGAAGACAGACAGAAAGCGATAAAAGAAATACAAGACCCAGAAAGTAAAATACGATTTTTAGTAGGTACACCACAGACAGGGGG